AATTCACACGTATCTGCTTTTTCTGGAACGGATGCTATTTTAGATAGTAGATTGCAAAAGTTCGAATCAGAACACTTCATATATATATGTCAGCGACTCGGCCCGTGCACAGCCTATAACTTTTTCTGGAATCCAAGCTATTATCCAAGAGTGTTAGAACTGTTAGCGCAACATAACCCAGATAAAGAATATACTGTATGTCTACTGCTTGGAGAAATCGATTGCCGTGTACATATTGGTCTCAATCATGAAAAGACGTCGAGACCTCTCAATGAATGTATCGAAGAAGTGATAGACAGAATGCTGCTTTGCCTATTGGATCTTAAACAACGGGGATATAAGGTACTTGTTATTGCAGTACAGCCGGCATCAACTTTCCCACCTTCTACGCATCCTGATGGACCCGTCCATGGACATTTCATATTCCGCAATACACTCACGCGCGAGTTTAACCGCGCCTTAGAGCATACATCGAAACTCCACGGATTTCCCTTCTGTTCTATTTTTGATACGCTTATGAAAGATGATGTAACTCCCAATATGAGTTATTTTATGGACTATGTCCATTTACGGGGATCTATGGTGCGACCCCTCTTTGATAAGGCATTGTACGATCTTTTCTACCCTAAAGAGGTTTAATACGCGAACATCATGCCGCCACGCGCACCATACACCCTAAAAATATTGTAGGTCTCCGCCCACACATGAATGAGGTACCGAGGGACCGTATTCGTCCCTGCAAACGGCTGTAGCCCCAAGCGCAGATTGATATTCACAATCTTGTCCAGATTTGCCTCGCCACAATGCTGGCTCGGGGCCAACAAGCCCGACTGAAATGCAAATGGCAGGGTATACATGTATCGATGAAGCCAGGGTGATTTACGCATTTCCATCGCAGGTACAAGGGATCTGAAGATGGACGGCGACCCTGTGACATATCTGTAGAGCGACCCCTCATAGACAAGTTGAATCCAAGAAATCGGTTCCGAGTTTCTATAGACGTATCCAGGCGTAAGTTCTTCGTAGACGCGTGTCCCAATCTGGGACGCATTTGGCCACCACGGCGCAATAGGCGCCTCCGTTCCAGATAAGTCGCGCGTTGCCAAATGCGGCGCATTGAACGCCGGCGCCTCATAGCGCTGCGCATAGAAAAAGAGATTTCTCGTCGGGTTCGGCACTTTCAAATAGCAGTTAACACTATCTCCACCGACGGTATCGACCGGGTCGAATGCATAATGCTCTAGCACAGGAACTTGAATATCAGCCAGACGAAATCTGTTCGCCTCCGCCCTGTCCAAATAAACATACTCAGCCATCAAGTACGTATCCCCCAGATTTTGTAGCAGCTGTGCCGTCGGCTCCGTGATGCCAGGAATAACCGATACCCGGGTGGATTGGACTGGATTTCCATTGAGACCGGCAACAGACGCGCCAGCCGGGTCAGTATAATAGAAGCGTGCTCCAGCAAGAGGAAAATAGGCTTCTCCGCCAGCAGGATTCTTAAGACCCTCTATAGACTGTTGTGCCGTACTTACGAACAGAGTGTTCGGCGCGGCAAAGGTTAAACGGAGCTTTACAGCGTCCGATTGAAGTGCATCGAGAGGAAGAAAGGTGCCGGCATCTCCACAGCTGAACCAAAAGGGGAGGGGAGTCGTGGCCTGGATCACAGTATCTCGACCAAAGAGGCCCGGATGAAAGTTGCTGGAATCTCTCGGGAGGAGTTTATCCATCAATGACACTTTTTCCAGGGGTGTATAGAACTCATCCAGGATTTCTAGAAGTTGTCCGTCGATTCGTTCTACCCGAGTTCCTCCTATTTCAATAGTGGCTTCTTGGAGGAGTGCATGGCCCACGGAGTTTGTCCAGCCGAATGTGGGGCCGGCGAACACTTTTCCATTGTCGCTGCACCATTTTTTTGCTGCGAGTTGCGGTGCAGAAATATCCGGCATCGTTGTAACAAGATATAGACGCGACAAAAGCTGCCCCTTGTTCGGGATAGTGATTGTCGCCGTTGTGCCAAGTGTCGGGCGAGTATCGAAATCGAGACGAACCCATTGAGTCGTGAAGCGCCCTGCGCGCACAAAGGCCTTCACAAAGAACCCTATATTCGGTTTTCCCTTTTGACAAATGAATTTGGAATCCTGTAGGCCCCCGTAGACGACTCGTAAGAGTGCAGCTACCATCTTATTTACAATGAGAATCGTCTTCTTAGACCAGTATAAAAATGGAAAGGCTCAAAGTTTCGCACAACCTTATAGGATGGATACCATACATCAAATATGGATAGGAGATAATCCCTTGCCAACAGACTGGGTTGATACTGTAAAAGTGTTCGCATCAGAGTATGCGTACAAATATAAGCTCTGGACAGATGCTTCAGTAAAAGATCTCGAAATGGATGATATTCCTGGGCTGAAGGCCCTCTATGCATCTTTTTCAAAAGAGCTTGCCGGCCGCGCAGATATTCTTCGTCTCTTGATTCTGTATAAGTTCGGAGGAGTCTATATTGATGCAGACACCGTTGTTATGAAGCCAGAAAAGTTTCATACTTTCTTGGAAAAGAATACGAAGGGAGTGTTTTTCGGATGGGAGAATCTGACAGCTGCTCGCACACGAAAGTTGGGTATAGGAAAGGTTAATCGTCTTATTGCAAATGGTATTATTGGGGCTGAAAAAGGGCACCCCTTTCTAAAGGCCTTGCTTGAAGGGATTGTCGAGAATTCTAAGAACGTGTCCGGAAAGAGGGAAGCATGGAAATTAGTCGGCCCTCTCTATGTCACAAAGATGTATATGTCTTTGAAGAATGATTTCCCAGATGTCCATATATTTCCTATGAAATATTTTTACCCTCGGTCATGGGTCGGAATCACCGACGCAGAACTTCATAAAAAAGTGAAGATTCCTGGCGAAAGTATGCTCTTTCAATACGGATATTCGACGAATAAGTTTGATAAGATTTTTGCTAAAAAAAATAGGAATAGGAAGAGAAATGCAGCTACACGGAAGCGCTAGAAGTAGTCACTGTGCGACCATGGGTGCTGCATACTCATTGGCGTACCGGTTAGCTTAAGGTACGCTGCAAATCCGGCCAAGGCAAGGCCGCCCAATAGAAGTATAGAAGCTATAGTATCTGTGCCCATTCCTGCGTCTGTTTCGGCGTCCTTCTCGTCGTCACTCTCAACTATATGTGTATCTATGTCTTTTTCTGTTTCTGTTTCTGTGTCAGTATCAACCTCATTTACTGCAGGAAGTTGCGGCTTTGTATCATTATCAGGGGCATCCAGTGTTGCAATAGACGATGTGGGAGATAAAGGCGTAGACCTAACTGATGGCTGTGTCGTAAACTCTCCAGAAATGTCCTCATAATCTGCAAGGGTTATACTGGGGTTAGGAGAATCAATATTCTGAGACATGATTGTAGTACGAACATTTGGTCGACTCCCCGCCTCAATTTTTAATCCTCAAACATGGGGTTCGCCAGGCCATTCTCGAATCGCATCCAGTTCAGACCAATACAGAACACTTTCACTTCCCATAAATCTCCTCCAGGAGGCTTCACATCTAAAACAAGACGTAGAGAGTTCACGCGACTCGCATTTAGCGATCCGCTCGGCTGATGCTCTCCTGGAGAAGCCGCGAACGAATATCCATAGATAAACTTTGAAAATGCCGCATATCCTCCCCTATGAGCGTATGCAGCCTGTTCTCTATAAAACTGTTCCTCCGCATCGCATATAACGGTTCCATTCACTTGTAAAATCGCGTTTTGTAAGAGGGGTGTTGGGGCCCTGGTCCCCCATTCCGTTTCAATAAGACTACTGTAGTTAGTCCATTCATTATTGACCGAGACACCCTTGCGCCGCACAAACCAGAGAATCTCTTCAATAGGATGATTTGCCTCTAAAGGAAGTTGGATACGAATGATATCAGAATCTGCCCGCTTTCCGAGAGCATATTTCATAGGCTCATCAAAAGAGAATGTCTGGACTTGCCGATGAAGAATCTCGAACGGATCTCTTAACATCTTTTTACGAAGCGCGCCGTCTACGATTGCACCATAGACAAGAAGCTGGACGGATTTAAAAGGGGGCGCGGTGATGCTCCAGTCACCTACTTTGGATTCCCACGACGTGCTTCCATAGGTAAAGTCCTCCGTTGGTGCGCCTATAAAGGGGGTATTGGCTCTCCACGCCTGCGGCTCATCGTCCCAATAATACCAGTTAGTCCCAACTGGATGAGCAATATTGAAGGGGGGATTCGAAGGTGTCCAAAAACCAGGTGTTGGGGGATGTGTTGCAGTCCACTTATAAGAGCTCGCAATGCTGAAAGAGATCGCAGGCGGTGGAGTAACCCAGTTCCCTTGCAGTGTATCCGCAGTAAAGTTCCAGTTATAGGTGTTACCATCACTTAAAACAATCGTGAAACTGAACTGCGGCGGCACATCCCAGAATCCAGATTGTAGCGTTGAATCGTATCTCCAGTTCGATCCACCTGGTTCAAATACCAAAGGGGTCGGGGGCGGAATAGAGTCACATGTATCGCGGAAGCCGCGCAGCTGTCGCACACACTCCGAAAAAGGTCTCAGCGTAATATGGATTTTCACATATCCCTCTCGTATCGCAATCATTGGGAGGGCCTCTTTCAGACGCGTCCGCATGAAAAAGAAGGGGAGAATACAGTTCAGATTTCCATTCTCTACTGGATACATCATAGGACGACGAGTAAGGTCAGTTAGTCGTTTTATGGATACCTGGCCCAGATGATCATACGCAATCCCCACCTGCGTATTGAAATCAGGGAAAAGCGCCGAGAATACATGAATAAAATCTCCATCAATCGTTTCAATCGTTTTGCCGTCTATTTCAAGTTCTGCTTGCTGAATAATCGATGTTCCCAGACTATTTGCATATTCCCAGACTGTAGGAAGCTGTGTAGCCCTATACGCTAGTTTTTCGGCATCATACATATTACGTGTCTGCATATCAATCCAATGGTCCAGTTGGATTTGCAGAACAGTTCCCAAAAGAAGGTCTCCAACAACAATCGATCCAAGATCGAAAGTAAAGCGTTGTCCGAAAGCGCCAGGACCTCGCAACGCTATTTCTTGAAGCACAGGAGTGCATGGGAGAATCCTGCGCTCGGTGTCACGAGCAAACCACGTGGTTTCTGTTCGAAGAGGAAAGAGGTCGTTTTCTTGCTGGTCCCGATTCACCAGATCCAAAAGAGTTGTAATAGGGCCATTCGCCCTCGGTTCATCATTTATTGATGCCGAATATGTTATTGCATCAATATCTGTAGATTTTTGAACCTGTTTTGTCTCATCCGTTGTAGTAACCGTATTCACATTCGATTCGGCACTCACTGACACCGGATTTAGTTTCTTCAGGGCGTTTTTCACCAGCTCTTCTGTAACACCTTTGTTATCAAAATGAAGAAGAAATACATTCTGATCATTTGGATCTCCAGTACCAGGAGATACGGGTGTTATTGTAAAGCCTCCCAAACTATTTCCGAGTACACTATCTATCTTTTTATCTGTCACAGGAGGTGCTGCAGTAACATGTATCAGACCAGCATCATGTGGAGGAGGTGGAAATGTAACTCTGAATATTTTGTCGGTAAACATCCAATCTGTTGTAATAGCACGCGATCCAAAACTCCCTGAACCAGATGAAGAAGGATATGTGATTGTGGGAGGCGTCAGAGAACCATATGTAGCCGTTCCAGAACCCCCTAGTGGATTCGAAGAAACGAGGCCGTTGCTCCCCAACGCTACACGAAATAGTTGACCGTCGCTTCCACGAATACTGCTGCCGCCCCTATCGCCAATCATGTTGGGCCGTATACCTGCGAGCCATTGAGCTTGCGCAGAACCTCCTTGCGCCGCCGCCTGTTGCGCTGCTTGCGCGGATAGCTGAGCGTAGCTCAGCGGCGCAGCTGGCGCGGACCCCGTCAGAAGATTTGTTAGATAGTTGCTTACTTGGTCGAGGCTGGGTGTGGCCGTTTGTGGGGCAGCAGTAGGGATTACACGAGAAGGGGCTACAGAGCTTTGTGAACCGCTTAATGTATTTATATACACGGTGGCACTCCCCTGAACCTGTTTCACGACGTTTGGAACAATGCTTTGCTGACCAGTAACCGTGTTTAAATAATAGATTTGCTCTACACCAGGAGTTCCTTGCGGTCTGGTTATCATCACCCAGGGATCCGCGGTAGATTTGGAACCGGTTCGTATACCCGCCAAATAGTTCTGCTGCGCAGTCTGCGCCGCAGTCGCAGCTTGTTGAAATCGTATATCAGCGGTAGTTGGTTGTGCGACAGAACCCCCTGTATTGATACCTTGAATCATACTTCCCCACGATGAAGGATAGCTGCCGGATGCTATATATTGGGCTGCGGCAGCCTGCATCTGCGCATCTGTAAAAGACAGGCTGCCACTCATACTCTTTTAAGAGTATCGCCTTTTTACGTTTAGACCTTAGTTTCCATATTTGAGAACGCCACGGTCATTCTCAATAGAATACAGTCCCCATGCATCTACAATCGCAGTCATTTCCGTGCTCGGCGCACCCAGTAGTGTATCGAAGGGCGCGGTACTTAGCGAAGTATAGAGAGTCGGTCTGTCCGCGGTAGTGAAGTTAATCGTTCCTTCAGGCTGTCGATCCCACGGAGCCCTGCGCCCTCGTATATCCCCAAGGTCCCAAGACATTTCACCAATACCGTAGCCAGGGTCTCTGTCCTCTTTTGCGTGATGCGTCAGAAGATTCCACACATACGGAGAAAAAGATGTCTCCCTGTCCCTTGATGCAATAATCAGAGATTGCGTGGTATAATATTCATTTCCACTGATATCATCTGTAAATTTCCAGCGCCGATTGCAGCGTAAATCATTCTGTGTTCTTGAATACCACAGAAGGCGGGAGGCAGGGTGCTGCGCATCTACACGGCGCGTGACGTACGCAGGAACACCTTTCACGATTGGCGCATACTCTGTAGGACTAATAATATAGGTATTTTCATAGGGACGTAAATAGGGGATTTCAAGAGTGGCCGACCTGAGCGCAAGCTGCGTCTCACCATCCACATAGCTGTGACGTGTTTCCAGTTGAAGAACGGGTGAGGCCATCTGGGTGCGGTTCAAGGACTTGAACTGCTCTATAATGGCGATCACATTGTAGATAACCGGTTTTCCAAACGTTCCCTGTATGTTTTGCGCATTAGATAGTTCTAGAACACCCGTTACGGAGTTATAAGATCCAATATATGCGATAAACGAGTTGTTTGCATTCTTAGAGTCAATGATAGAAGCAAACGTTCCCTTGATAATAGTAAGCCCTGGA